TCCTTTGAATTCGATACATTTGGACTATTGTTCACCATCTTCAATATAGCATCAACCCCACTTGGCACCTTCATCTCCTTTACTCACGGTCCCATCGGATTAGATCTTTGAGCTGGCTTTTGCGGTCCCATCATACTCTGCGCCTGATTCATCATCATATTAAACAATGGATCTGGGTTCCCACTTCTCTCCTCATTCTGTCTCATTGAATTCATCGCAGCCTGTTGCACATTTTTCGCCAACTCTGGATTCTGTTTCAAAATATCGCCCAACCCTGGCATCTTACTCTTGAACAATGTATTCGTCATATGAAACATAAATGCACTTCCTCCAACCATCATCAACAACTTCAATTCTGGAGCAACTTTAACCTTCTCCTTATACTTCTCATGCAATTCCTCAAAAACATCATCATATTCGTGCATATTTTCATATATTGACTCAGACCAACCATCTAATTTAATGTCAAATGGATCAAATTTTCCATTTAAAAATTCAATTCCACTAGTAACTGCCATCAATACTTTTCTCTGAAATTTTATGCTTTTATCAATATCTCTTGAATTTTTAAGACGTTCGTATTCAAATTTTATTTCATCATAACTAGAATTCATTGTAAATTTTTTGGAAGGTTTAAATCCACTTTCCTCTAATCGTTCCAAACGACGTAACATTTCACCCTTTTCTTGGGCAATTTCTTCGAGTGATTTTTCACGAATTGGGGGCATTCTCCTTTCACTACTTTCAGAAGCACCGGAAGAAGAAGTTAAGGTATCTTCCCTCTGATTCATCTGCGCAAATGGATTAAAATTACCACCTCTTCCATCACTTTCTTCAGAATCACTATCATTTCTCCTGGGAGGACCAAATAATTGATCGGAACTTTGGGCGGTTCCCATTCCTCTTCCGGAATCTTCGGTTAATACACTTGAACCAGAAGATGAATCATCCTCTGAAGACGATTCTTCCGAAGAACTCAAATTCTTCATTTTATTTTTATTTCCAAATGCCATCAAATCTTCCTCTAATAATTTGTTGGAAAAATTAGGCTTTAATTCATTGGTAGGTGATCTTCTTGAATCATCGCTAAAACTGGGTTTCATGGAAGAACTATTTGAATTATATTGATTATTTTTTAAATCGCCTGGCATAGCCCGGACATTGTCATCAATTCTAACATTATCTTTTAATGAAAAACTTTTATTCTCAGAATCTCTTGAAAAGTTCATTTATTTTTATAAGAATTAAGTATTTAGATTATACCGCAATCTAAATATTAACTATTAATTAGTGCGTTTATTTTAGTTCCCACATCTTTATCTTCTGATTTTCTAAAGTCTGATTGTACCTCTTTATAACATCCTTCGCCTTCTCAATCTCATCAGCAGTAATTATAGCATTTACCCCTAATTTCTCAACTGTTTTAGCTGGAGAATATCCAACAATTTTTCCAATAAACACTTTACTTTTTTCGTCAAGAAGATAGTTAAAGACTATGATAAAAATAAGAGTAACTATAACAGCAATTTTTATATCTCTAAATGCTAAAAACATTATGAAAAAAATAAATAATCTCCTAAAAAATGGATAATTAAATACCTTCTCAACATTTCCCGGTATCTCAGCAGTCAAATATTTTCCTCCTATATACATCGCCAATGTCGAAAATCCATTAAATATTCTATTATTGTTTATTAATTGTATTATAAGATCCAACATTATTATATCATTAGAAATTTTTTATTGTTTTTTTGTTATTTCCATTTCTACATTATCCTCCTCAATATCTGTATCAAGTGTAATCTCATTTTCACTCTGTGATTCCATTTCATCATACACTTCTTGTTCTTGCTCTGGTACTTGTTCATATTCTTCTGGATCAATTCTTCTAATTCTTCTTACTACTTTCTTTTTATTCTTACCAAATAAATTGCTAATCTTCTCCATTGGTAAAAAATATATTATCAAAAATGATACTAAAAACAATATAAATAATTTTTCATAGCCATTTATATATGCCATAAATGCAAGTAAAACTAAAATTAAAGATGCATCTTTTGCCTTAAGTTTTATACTACTCTTTTCACTCTGCGTAAAAAAAATAATAATAACTACTATTATTCCAACAATATTTATTAAATTTGGAAACCAAGTTGGCAGGGAACTCGATAACTGGTATATATTTTTTATTTTTTCTACTACATCATTTGGTAAAATTGTATTACTTAAACTATTTCCAAAAGTATTTAATGAAGTTGCAACTTCGTTGTTAATTTTTCCTGAAATTTGATCTGGAAAATCTGATAAATGATCTAATATATTTTTGGAAACAGTATTAGTTACTTCTTTAATTATCTTCTTGGAAAAATTGTCTAAAATTTCCATATTAATTTGAGACATTCTGTATAAATTTATAATAATATTTTTAAGCCATTATAACTTATGCCATATTAAATTCGTATCCTACACCACTTGTAGTATAAGGACCATTAGCGACTGAATCTTCGGGCAATGCATCTGGAGCCCCAGAATCTAAGACAGATTCATCTGGTCTATAGGGCATTGGATTAAATGGCAAACGCTGATAGTCGGCATATGGACCACAGTTTGGAGCATCCCCTGATTGGTTAGTATTTACTAAAACTTCGCTGCCAGATGCATCGAAAGATTCCATATTATCTTCGTCATCGGATTGCTGTATATCGGCTACCGTATCACCATTTTCAGTAGCATCGAAACTTTCTTGAACTTTCTTAGTAGATATCATACTGCTATTTAAAAATGCAATCGTTAATAAAATTGCTAATGTAAATCCTCCATATTCACACATATCAAATGCCAAATATGCAATTATCAGTAAGAAAATCGCTCTAAATATTTGATTTTGGAAAAGTGAAATGAAAAAATTGAGAAGACCAGTACCGGAATGGTAATAGGATGCATAATTAATAAAAAGAATATACACGATTACAATGGTGTAAACTATAGTATTGAATGCGTGATGAGCTTTAAGCATTTATATTTATAATATATATTTTATTTTTTATCCTTTTGATAATCCCATTTCTTTTCCTAAATAAGATGCACTCCATACTCCCTGTACATCCTCTTCTTGATTTTGCAATCGATATAACAAAGAATCTCTATCAATCTGCACTATTTTTTTTACATCATCCTCAACTACTTGGAAATTTTCACGACTTATTAGTAAATATTTTAGAATATATGCAGAGAGGAAAATTATACCTAAATATTTGTCAAATAATACTAAAATAATTCCAAAAATTAGTGATATAAATTGGGCTTTTTTGGTATCGAAGAGAATATTTAGATCTTTAGAAGGAGATACAAAAAGTATTAGGATGAAGATTATGAGGACAAGATACAAAATTGGTTTTATAGAATTATCCATTTTATAATATATAGTATAAAATTTGTTTTATTTTTTTCTAAATAGATAATAGTAGGTCAAATGCCCTATTGTACGATTGAAGAAGCATGGGGGACCGATTTTAAAGATGCAAGTTATTATGCAAAAGTAAATGCACCTTCGGTTCCTCCCAAAATTACTGAGAAAACTTTAGAACAACCACCAGGTAATATTCATACCCGAATCCCTCCATCATTAGCTCAAAATGGTTTAAACGTAACATCTGCAAACGATCCCCCACAAATTGACGGATTGGACAATTATTTTCCATCATATAGCGGAGGGGTTCCTTCTGTGAACAGTGCACAAAAAATGCAGAGTAAGATTGTTCCATATGAGGTTAAATTTCCTGATAGTGCAAAAAGAAACTATCTTTATCCCGTCGAAAATCAATTTAGTAAAAAGAAAGAAGATGACGATGACAGTGTCCTTGATATGTTAGAAGATAATGACCACGATATCCGACATATCGATATACAAAGACGTGTTAAACCAGAATACGAACCAAATTATCTCACATCAGAAGATTATTTCCTTTACAAAAAATACCTCAAACTCGCTGAAAAATATAAACAAAAATTAAGAAAAAAATATAAAAATTTTATCGAAGAAGATGGCAACCAAAATGTTCTAGAAAATTTTAGTAACATTAATATGGATAATTTTATGAAAAATAGTGCGAATTATTCTACAAAAGATGTGATTATTTTTATAATTGTTGGAATATTTATTATATTTTCTTTGGATATATTTGTAAAAATGGGTATGAGAATGAAGAATTGATTTTTTTTTAATTTTTTAGTTAAAAAAAATAAATTATATAACTTAATAAGTGCAAAAAATGTTAAATTCAAATATTAATAATACTCAGGAAATAAATAATCTGAAGACATTGGTACAGATTATTATTTCTGCACTTTTTGTTACAAAAAATGATAAATTAGTTTTAAAAGAAAATAAGGGGGACACTGAGGAAATTGATAAACTTAATTCGCAGATAAAATTGTTGAAAGGTGAAATTGATATTTATTCAAAAAATTTGGAGGAATTAAGAATTAAATTAGAAGAAAGGGGAAAATTAAAAATAGGAGAATTAAATGAAAATGACTATGTACCAGATCCCCCAATCGATGATATTTTACAAAAACATATTAGAAATATTGAAGGTAGTTTTCTGAAAGATGATTCAAAAATGGAAATGATTAAGAAAAATGAAATCAAATTTCAAAGTAAAATTGAAATGATAGATTATGATGATATTTTGGAGGGTGTTAGTAAATCATTGCGAAAATATGACTCTTCACTTGGTACAGATGTCATGGTTCATCAGGGGACTAAGATAAAGAGTTTAAATTATACTATAGAAAAATTAAAACAACAAATTTACGCAGTTGAGCGTAAGGTGGATATGAATAATCATGAAGTAAAATATTCACAAAACCAGATGGAATTAATTGTTGAATTGCAGAATTATTTTAAAGGTTTAAAATCAATTGTAGAAAAACAAAACTATGATATTTTCCAACTAGCAGACAAAATTAATTTATATACTAACCAACGTTCTGTAAATGACTTTGATACATTTGCCACCAAAGTTCTTTCCATCAATGTTTTATTAAATAATCAGATTAAGGAATTTGAAAAATATAAAAAGGATAATAATGTGTTTGTTTGTAATTTGAGGGATAAAATTTATGATAAAATTGGTGACATTGAATTTTTGCCGAACCTACTTGAAGACTCACAAAAAATTTATAATGATTTATTAAATATAAAACAAGATATTTCCTCATATGATTTAAATAGTTTAAGTTCAATAAGTCAAGTGGAAATTGATAAAATTAATACAAAAATAAATAATCTGACAGATGATTTTAAGATATTCAAGAAAAATACAAATGAAATAATAAATAATTTATCAAATGGAAATAATGGAAATACTGAAGTTATAGATTTAATTGAAAATGCAAATTTTTTATTCAATGATTTAAGCAAACTCAAAGAAAATTTATTGGATAATATAAATGTTGTTAAGGATCTTGAGGAAAAAGTAAATAATATTTTTCAGGAAATAGGTCCTGAAACCAATAATTTGGGAGGATCTGTTGTTGGAGGCTCAGCAATGTTAGGAAATTTACAGACACAATTAGATAATTTTAAAAAAGTTACAACAACAAATATAAATGAAATAGATTCTTCAATTATGGCTATTGTAAATAATGTAAGTGCAAATAAAAAATCTATAACAACTCTTGAAACTAATTTAACTACCACAGATAATAGGTTAACCAAAAATATTAATGATGTTGATAATAAATTAACAAAAAATATAAGTGATGTTGATAATAAATTAACAAAAAATATTAATGATGTTGATATTAGATTATCAAAAAATATTAATGATAATGACGCAAGAATTACAAATAATTTAAATTTATTTAAAGATAATGTTAATAAAGATTTATATGTTTTTTTTGAGGAAGGAAATAAGAATAATGTAAAAAATTATTATTTTAATAAATCATATCATAGTTATATTGAGACAGGAGATATTAGTATAAGATCAGATAGGAGATTAAAAGAAAATATAAGAGGAATTGATAATTATTATGAAAAGATGATGGAATTGCAAGGAGTTAGTTATAGATGGAAGGTAAGTCAGGAAAATGATATAGGATTTATTGCACAAGATGTTGAATTTTTATTTCCTGAATTGGTAGAAACTGATAAGAATGGGATAAAAAGTATAAAATATCCAAAATTTGTTGCACTATTGACAGAAGTAGTGAAAAAACAAGATCAAGAAATTTCTTTCATGAAAAAAATTTTAATCGGCTGTTTAATTGTAATTACATTAATAGTTGTTTTCTTATTTTTTACAAGAAATCGATTTTATTAAATATTTACACCTTTGGACATTTAAAATGGGACAAAACACCATAAAAAAGAGGTTCAAAGTTAGGTCTTTTCATACCTGCATAAAGTTTGATTATAAACACTCGTTGAAGTGCTTTGATTACTTGTTTCTCTACATAAATAACTTGGTCTGTCTATGTTATTTATTGCATTCTTTGCTATTTTGTAGATATTAGACGAACCATTGCGGTCCCTATTCCACGACCCACAACCGCTCTTACAGCGTAGAAGTCCGTGAATTAATCGCAATTCGTCATTGTTTTTCTTTTTGTTTGGGTGTTCTCGCACCATAAACTTCTCACATATTCCTCCATCACATTTGGAACATTTACAGGAACTTCTAAACTCATCTACTAAAAACACATTATAGTTATTTTTTCTAAATAAGGTTCGTATTCCCTTTCCTAATGTTGGTTCTTTGTATTTCATTTGTTTTCTTTGTTCCCAATCACCTATACAAATAACCACATTTTCAGGATTACCATATGTTTTTTTGAAGTCGCTAATCATCTTTTGTTCGTTTCGTTTGATATTTATGTATTTACCAAACTTCAACTTACGGAATAATTCTTTACGATAAAACTGAAACAAAATATGGTTTATTCTATTTTTTTCTTGTAGATATTCCTTATATTTTGTGA